TTGCATCCGCATACTCATACGCCATCTCTGCGACGCCTTCAGGCGTGTTGTTGTTGTGATGGCTGCCTCTCGACTCGCAACCCGGATAGGCGAGCATCCCTTGCAGAGCCTTCGCCGCGAAGTAGTCACGCAGAGACATTCCTTCTTCAGCCATGTACTCGACGTTAGGGAAGGCTGCGCCACCGTTTTTGATAAGCTCGATCATCGCGCACCCCGAATAAAAGCAATCGCCAGTGTCGATCCGATGGCGAAGTAGCTAATGCAACCAATAACGATTCCGTGCATGATCTATTCCTCGTCGTGTCCATCTTGCCAGTCCAAAAGCTTTCCCCTGAAGTCGAACAGCGTCCACCAGGTGTCTTCCGAGATGACGATCTGTTTGTGCGGGATTTCCGGGCAGATGTCTTTTACGGCCATTACCTCGCCGCCGAAATCATCAATCGAAAGCTGCAAGAAGACTCGTGGGCGCTTGTCGTGGAAGTAGGCGGTGTTCATTTCAGAACCCCAGTCCCGTGCCAGCCATCACAATCACGCCGCCAGAGACGGCTCCCAAAACCATCGCAGCCACCCAAGCCAAGACAGGATGTTTCATCGCTCACCTCAGTTCGGTTTGTCTGTCCATCCGGTCGAATTGCTCGTCGGAGCGATCGCCGTCGTCTTCAGTCGGTTCTTCGTCGTACTCGGCAAGCTCTTTCTCGAAGACGTACTCGCCGAGCCGGGTAGCGTTGATCACAGTGCATCCGTATTTCATGACTTCCACCCGAAAAGAAACCAATCACCAAACCCGAGTACCGCGAATATGATTGCGAGTTCCATGTCATTCCCCTTTGGCCTTGTGGATCGCGTCGTAGGCTTTCTCGATTGCGATGTCGCTCGAATCCATCCAGCCGAGCGGATCATTCACGAAGCAGTCAAGAAGGGTCTCAACGGCTTCGAGAAGATCAGGAGCGGCGGCGATCAGGCGGGCTTCGTGAACATTCATAAGGCCGCTAATCTCGAACCCGGTGTATTCCGTACTGCCGTATATCCCGTCGCCGGCCCTTATGAAGTGGTAGTCATCGTCTGCGATGCCTTCGTGTTCAGCATCAGAGACAAGCCACGGCCCCGCAGTGAATTTCGTTTTCATGATCAGCAGCCCCCTTTCTCGTCACGCAGCCCCGAAGCGATGATCCGAGCTGCTACTTCGTGCAACAGTTTTTCGGTCAAAGCGCCCATGCCGCCAGCAGCGAGGCGCTTTAGTTCGATCAAATCCAATGCCAAGTCGCTCATGTCCGTCTCCTTAGTGCTTCACAGTCAGTGAGTCGCGGTGTACGCAGATGCTGCGATCCTTGCGCTGGCCCTTGGCTCGCACCAGCACATAAACCAGCGTGTCGAATTCGAACTCCACTGTCCCGGTCAACCCTTCGTAAAGCGCCTTGGCGCCGATCTCGTTGATGTGGTTGATGACCACCTTTTCACCGCCGTGCCACTTCTTGTTTGCGTCGATCATGTCTATCCCCTGTGTGGTTTTGTCACGGCGCCCTTAGCAAGACGCCTTGATAAAACTTCTTCGGCTCTGTCGCGTCGCTGGCTCCGATTTCGCCAGGTCATCCGGTCGGCCCGATTGCAGTTCGGGCTAGACATTCCCAACTCACGTTGCCGGGCTATCCGATGTCGCGTTGTTTGCGTCCATGTAGCTACTGTACCCGTGGGTAAAACTGAATGCAATACCCTTGGGTAAAATATTTTGCGAGCGACCGCACAAAAACAAAAGGCCCCGCATAGTCGGGGCCCTTGTGGCTCGAAAGTAACAGTCTGTTACGTAAGGTGCTTGATCATCCAGGCGGGGACAGCGTGCGCGACGCTGTACATCCAGGTGATCTCGTCTTCGCGATAGGTGACGATCGTCGGATCGTTCCACGCGCCTAGGCGAACATGGTGGTCACGCCGCGACAGCAGGCGCTTGAGCATCGTCTCGCCCGTTTCGAGGCGGACTAGGACGGTATCTTCTATCTCTGGTGGCCGGCCTGGCTGGACGAGAACGTACTCGCCTGGCATAAAGCGCGGGAACATCGAATCACCTACGACAGGGCAAATGAAAGCGCGCGGATCAGAGCTTGCCAGCTCTGCGTATTCGTCTGTAGCGCCCACGGGCGTATCACCATCCTTCCAAAGTATTGCGGGCAGTCCCCCCTGTGATTTTCCTATGACGTAGATGCGGCGGTATTTGGTCGCGTCGACTTCGTATCGGATCGGGGTGGCCGGTGTCGTTTCGTCTGATAACGTTTGCGTATTATCATCGGATGACATCTTACTTACCGATTCCCTGAATAGCGGTAATTTATCTGCTCTATTCGCGCTTTTGCCACTGGACAATTGTTCAACAGATATGTCAGCGTCGAGCGATCCCTTCGGCCAGCCGAGCGCCGTCTCGATCACATCGACCATATCTTCGCCTATTCGCTTCTTGCCTGCCTTACCTGCGGGATAGAGCATCCGCGAGACGTAGGACGGCTCCTTTCCGATCGCGCGCGCCAGGTCCGACGCCGACCCGTGGAACTTATGGTCGCGCACTTCCGCCAGCCTGACCCTTCTCTTTTCGTATTTATCCATAGGTAGCAATTGCAACCTAAAAATACTTGCGGGTAAATTCCCCGTAGGTATTGACTTTGTTTTACCCGTGGGTATAATCGAACTCATGGAAAAGCTCCGCACATACCTAAACTCCCTCCCGCCCCCGGCGCAAGAAGCATTTGCGATCCGCTGCGGGACCTCTATCGGCTATCTCCGCAAGGCGATCAGCAAGAAGCAAAAGTTCGACGCGAACCTATGCATCTTGATCGAGCGCGAGTCGCGAGGTTCGGTTCGTTGCGAGGACGTTCGTCCAGATGCTGGATGGTCTTACTTACGCGGAAAAGCTGAACACGCAGCTGCATAAGGCTCCTTTGACTTCGTAGCACCCACACGCAATCGCAATAGCCAGAGCCGTACAGCGGCCCTTAGTACTACGAGGTCACATGAAAGACAACCAACGAATAGGGGAAGGCATGGCGCGAATGATCAACAGCGGCCGCTTCGGCAAGCTGACGGAAGAAGCTCGTACGAAGATCGACATCGAGACGAAAGAGGAACTCCTTCGAATCGCTTGCGAGGCTGGCATGGGCGAATCTGAATTCCTCCGTGAGTTGATCTTGATCCGGGTTCGCGGCTTCGACTATGTAACGAGAATACATCGCGATCGGATGCGCGTCGTGGCAGGAATCGACCCTGACGATGGCGACTGAAGGCTCTCTCTAAAAGTCGGATCGTCACATAGAAATATCTTGGAGCATCAGAAATGCCAGTACGAATTCTTCGCGAAGGTATCTTGACGAGCGAGCGCGTAGACCTCCTAAGCGCTCACGCGGAGGTCTTCTATCGCCGTCTGATGTCTGTCGTGGATGACTTCGGCCGCTTCTCTGCCAATCCCAAGCTGCTGCGTGCTTCCTGCTTCCCTCTTCGTCTCGATACTGTCTCTGACGCCGATGTAACCGCTTGGCTTCAGGACTGCATTAAAGCCGGACTTGTGGCGGCATACGAAGTCAACGGTAAGCACTATCTGGAACTTGAAGACTTTCGCCAGCAAGTGCGAGCCAAAGCAAGCAAGTTCCCTGATCCGTTAGCACCTGCTAAGCAACCGTTAGCAGTTGTGAAGCAGTTGCCAGAAAGTGCTCACTTAGACGTAGACGTAGACGTAGACGTAGTTATGTCCGGCAAGCCGGACGAACACCAAGTTCTCGAATACCTCAACGAGCAGACGGGACATTCCTACAAACCGGTGGAATCGAATCTAAGGCTTGTGCGTGCTCGACTTGCTGAAGGCTCTACGGTCGACGAGTGCAAGTCTGTTATCGACGCCAAGGTTTCGGAATGGGCCTCGGACGCCAAGATGGCCCAGTACCTTCGTCCGGACACGCTTTTCAATGCAACGAAGTTCGCGCAGTACTCGGGGCAGTTGGGATCGACTGCTGAACCGATATTCCGGGAGAAATACCTGTGATCGCAGCCAACGCAGCAGAGATTGTCGACATGCGTCGCCGCGGCAAGCAGCCGGCCGTCTGGGTTCTGGTGTCGTTCGTGGGCCGCATCGATAACGACGACAACGGCTTCACGGTCGTTGCCAAGCCTGATCTGGATTACGACTGGCGATGGGTGATCGGCCTCGATGTGATCGCGTTCGCCAGGAAAGGTCAGAGCATCGCGCAGCAGCTCCGGGCGATCCGCAACGAGCAGCCGAAGTCGCTATCGCTGTGGGACGTCGACCTGAAGACCGGTGCGGAAGTGCATTTCGATTTCCCGGTAAAGCATGACATTGCGCATCGCCGCGCGATGTCGAAGACGCTGGCCATCGAGTTGGATACGTGGCCGGAATGGAAGCGGAAAGAATTCGTTCAAATGGGGTTTTGAAATGAGAGTGATCGACGGAGACACGATCGACCTTGCCGACTACATGAGCGAGTCGGAAGAGGTGCACAAGATCAGGCCGGCAAAGGAATGGTCACAGGGCGTCATCGATGCCTTGTACGCAAGACAGAATCACGCGCCGGTAACGCTCGGCTGGCAGAAAAGCGAAAAGGCGTTCGAATTCCGTACCGGCGAAGTGACGATCTGGGGCGGAATCAACGGGCACGGCAAGTCAATGATTACTAGCCAAGTCTCTTTGGACCTGTGCGTGCAGGACCAGCGCGTATGTATCGCCTCGCTGGAAATGAAGCCGGAAAAGACGATGCTCCGCATGGCCAAGCAGGCGTTCGCCTCTGGCTATCCGAATGTTGAGTTCATCCGCGGCATGCATGACTGGACAGACGGTCGCCTGTGGCTCTACGACCATACGGGCAGTGTGAAGCCCCAGAAGATGCTCGCGATCGTCCGCTACGCCGTTGAGAACTTCGGGATTCAGCATTTCGTGATCGACAACCTCATGAAGTGTGTCCCGGGCGACGACGACTACAACGGCCAGAAAGATTTCGTGAATTCGCTAACGGCTATCGCGCAGGACACAGGCGTGCATATCCACCTCGTGGCACACGTGAAGAAGGGCGGTAGCGAGTATGAACGTCCGGGCAAGTTCGACATCAAGGGCAGTGGATCGATTACCGACTTGGCCGACAACCTGTTCATCGTCTGGCGCAACAAGCGCAAAGAAGCGGTTCTCGATGGAAAGCTGAAGGTTCCGAAGGCTGAAGAGAACGAGGTCAAGTTCGGTCCGGACTGTTTCCTGTCGATCGAGAAGCAACGCAACGGCGATTTCGAGGGTTCCATCGGGCTTTGGTTCGATATGCAGTCGATGCAGTACGTCGAGAACCATGGCCAGCATCCGCGCCGCTATCACGTCGACGGTACGGGCGTTCCGCTGGAGGACTTCTGATGAAAGTATCGCCGGAATTCCTGGCCGACCTGCGCTACCTGTCCGCGATCTACGTGTGGACGGAGGCGATGAAAAAGCATGTTCGCGAGTCGGTGAGAGCCAATCCGACCGAATTCATCCAGTTCCTTTCCTCGCTGGCAACGGCGCATCGGAAGGGATACGAGGAATCAGAAGGCCGCGGGCTTGCCGTCTGGTGCGCTGAACATGGCGTTGCGCATCCTTACATTGGCGAACTCGAAGAGACGGAGGACTGATGAAGCGCAGTCCATCGGCACTGACGGCCGAGCTGCTGAAAGAACAGGGCTGGCTCGTGTGGACCGTCGAACGCTGGTTGCCGGGCGCACGAATCCGAGTCGATCTATTCGGGATTCTGGACCAGATAGCGATAAAGGACGGCGAAGTACTCGGATTACAGCCGACCAGTTGGAGCAACGTTCCGGCGCGGGTGAAGAAGATAGCCGAGTCGGACCATATCGGCGAGCTCAGAAAGCTAGGTTGGACGCTGCATGTGTACGGGTGGAAGTGGGACGCGAAGGCAAAGGAATGGCGCCATCGCATTGTCGACGTGAGCTAAAGGATCGGTGATGGCATTCGCACGCAAGCCGGGTACTGGAGATTTCGGGACGAGGCTCAAAGCCGAGCGCGTTCGCCGTGGATTCGGGCTTCGCGAATTTGCGGCGCAGGTGGGAGTTTTCCCTAGCACGATATCGGCCATTGAGAACCGCGGTGCAATGCCGAAATTCTTGATCGTGGTTGAGATGGCTCAGGTGTTGGAATGCTCAATCGATTATTTGGCAGGGCTTGAAGATTAAACGGGGGAGGGAGAAATGGCAGGGAATCGGAAACCAAGACGCAAGTACGTGCCGAAGGTCGGAGTAAAGGACACGGTAACGACGCTATTCGAAGGCGACGAACCGCTGAGGGGCGAACTGAAGGAAAAGGTACTGCTGACGACGCACATGGCCGCGCTGGCGCTCTCCAAGGGCGAAGCGACACAAGACGACTGGGGCGCACTCGTGACCGCCTGCAATGTCTGCCTCGTGCTGTGCGAGCAAGCGAAAAACAAGCACATCGGTCTGCAAGCTGTATATGACGCCGGCAACGCGCTTATTTCGGTGCAAGAGCGGTTCTTCGCGATGGGCCGCAGGGTAAGTACCGGCGACGAGCTTACGGCCGTCAATGGCGGGATACACGTGTTCGAGGAACTAGTCGAGACGGTGAGCAAGCGGAAATACGTTTGGGCATCGGATCAGATCGAGAAGCGGATGCGCGAGGGGCAGGTGGTCGGCGTGGCGCCGTTCAAGAAGACGACGCGATATGAACTGAGGAGCGCAGCATGAGCAAGTGGACGAAAGAAGAAGACCAGATCATCCGAGACACGTGGGCAAGCGACAAGCTGATTAAGTCGTGCCTGCCGTTGATCCCGAACCGCACTGAGCGGGCGATTATGGTACGCGTGCAAGCGCTAAAACTTGGGCCGCGTCCGCATATGAACCGTGGGAATCGTTCGACGATCTTGGCGATTGTCATGCGCGAGATGATGAATGGCTACGTTTTCAGTTCGCGTCAGATCGCAGACCGGTTCAAATGCACGATCAAGCACGCCTCAGACCTTCTCCGCGACCCATACGCGGAGAAGAAGATTCACATTCATGCGTGGCGCCGAACGCGTCCTGGTGGTTGCTACATCGCTGTGTACGGAATCGGCAATCACGAAGACGCGATCAGCCCCGGCCCGAAGTCGAAGAAGGAATACAACCGGACGCGTTACGTCAATAAGCGGATGAAGGAAGGCAAGGTACTCGGGAATGTCTTCGCCGTCGCGATGGCACAGGTTCTGAACACGGAGCCTCCGAAGCTGAGCAAAGGACGCTACGAAAGCCGTGTCTACCAGCAGTCGATGGCGTTGCGTGACTTTGAAGAGGCAGCGGCATGATCCCCGCCGATTTCGACGCCCTTTGGATCGCGCTCGGTATCAAACGGCGCGACTGGACCAAGCCAACAGAGCAGAAGGAGCAGAAATGACCAATCGAGAAATGTTTGAGGATCATTATCGGAAAGAGGGCGGATGCCTTCTAGCGTCGGTCAAAGAGAACCATTGGCGCACATGGCTGGCCGCTCAGGTCGCGCTGCTTGAAACGCAAGATATGAATAAGCCAAAGTTGCCTACTCGGATGGCGATGCAGGAGCCGACATGAGCGAGCGCCGAGTGTTCAAGCTGGCCAATGAGATCGTGCGACGAAATGCCATCAGCATGGTGGCGACAGCCAAGCTCGGATTCATCGTCGAGGTAAAGCCGGCAACGCGCAGCCTAGACCAGAATGCGCGTTTCTGGGCCCTTCTCACTGACATCTCCGAGCAAGTCGAATGGCACGGCCAGAAGTTGAAGCCGGAAGACTGGAAGCATGTTTTTTCGGCCTCGCTCAAGCAGCAGCGCGCCGTCCCGGGCCTAGACGGCGGATTCGTGGTGCTCGGCCAGTCGACAAGCAAGATGACGGTCCGCGAGATGTCGGACCTGATGGAGATTGCATCGGCGTTCGGGGCAGAACGTGGGGTGAGATTTTCCGGGAGCGAGGAATGACAGCCGCAGCCGAACGACTTCACATCGCCCGAGTCAAGGAATTGAACTGCGCAGTATGTGACGCCCACGGCCCGAGCGATGCGCATCACATCCTCGCCGGCCGCACGCCTGGAAGGAAAAGCCCCGGATTCTGCGTGATTCCACTTTGCAAAGACTGCCATCAAGGAAGCTTCAACGGAATCCACGGCCAGCGCCGCATGTGGGAAGTGGTAAAGGTAAGCGAACTAGACTGCCTCGCGGCAACGATCGAACGACTTTACGGGGGTAGAAAATGACAGTCAAATCAAACACAGCCGCATCATGGCTTGCCGAAGTCGAGAAGCGTGTCGAACGGCTCAAGTCGTCGACCGGCGAGGCGGCATGGCACGAAGCGCATGAACTCGTTGCAGCAGCTCAGATTCTGCGGGATGAGATCGCGGTAGAAGCAAACAAGGGAGGATGAAATGGCAGCGCGCCTGCGTAAGACGCACCAGGAAGATGTTCGGGCAAAGATTCAGGCAAGTCAGTTGATAAATGTCTTGCAGAATTATGCACTTGGTGCTACGGAATCCGAAATTCCGATGAGCAGATTGAAGGCAATCGAAATCCTTCTGCGGAAGAGTCTGCCTGACCTGACTGCGATGCAGATGGAACTGAGCGGCAAGGAAGGCGCGCCGGCCGTGCAGATAAACATCGTGAAGGCGGGGAAATGACTCCATTCCACAAGATGAACGATACGAGTCTACTCCTCGCAGTTGAGGAAGACTTCTCGCCGAAGGTCGAGGAATCGCTGTACGAGAAGCACGGAGCGAACCTCAGATACACGGGATGTCCGTGCGGCTCGGTGACTTTTCACCTGACGATGCGCAGTCTCGTGTGCGCGCATTGCACGGCCGAGGTGATCGGGCACTAAACCGTTGATATATATCCCATTTAAGATAAAATACGCAGGAAACCTAAGTATTCTGCGTTGTTGGTGGTGCGCGCGGCAGATCAGCGAGGGTGAAACCTGCTGTGATCCGCGCGAGAAGCATTTCTAGGGGAAAACATGTCGATTGCCGTATTCAAGCCGCTCGAAGATGCAGCGGGCGAAGGCGAGAAAGTGTGGGGCAAGCTCGCGCAGAAGGTCGTCGACGAGACGGAGCACGATCAGCACATCGCCTCGGGCTGGTTCGCATCGGCTCGGGAAGCGCTTGACGCTGCCGATCTGGCGAAGCTGGAGAAAGAGAACGCCGCGCTTCAGGCTCAGATCGCGGACGAGCAGGTGAAGCTGGATGGGCGCACGAAAGCGGCCAAGGAACTGAAGGCGAAGCTTGGCAGTGCAGAAGAAACGACTCAGCCGGCCGCGTGACGAGATGAAAATCTGCTCGGTCGCTGCGGGGCTGGAAGAAATGATCCACTCGGATAAGCCATGAAAGCTCCGAAATCCTACTTCGTGCAGCAAGGTCTAGGCGAACTGGGCCTGACTTCGGCCGTGTACGACATGGAACCGGAGGACTTGGAGCGCATCTCCGACCGACTGGATGCGTATCTGGCCGAACTCGAAGTGAAGGGCGCGCGTGTGCCAGGTTGGAGCTACGCAGACGCTCCGGGGATTGCGAACCTCGAAACGGTCGTGAATATCCCGATGCATCTCGTCAATCTCGTGATCCTGTCTGCTGCGATCATCGCGGCGCCGAGCATTGGCAAGAACCTGTCGAGCATCACGGTTGCTCAATTGAAGATCGCGCGGGATCAGATGCTCTACGCAGGGAAGCGGATTCCCCAGTATCAGCGCAACACGAACATGCCTGTCGGTTCGGGCAATCAGATTTGGGGGGATGGCGTGCAGTTCTACGTGAACAAACCTCCGAAGCTCGATGCCGGCCCGGATGCTGCGTTTGATCCCGAGATGGATCTGTGGAGCGGCGACAACAACATCAACGGATTCTAGGTCATGACGACGATCAACAATCTCTGCTACGACCAGACTCCGAACCTCGCCGACCAAGTTCCGATCTACGCGCAGTCCAGCGGCACGACTCAGCGCACGTCTATCAACATGCTTTTGGCTGTGCTGGCCCAGTTGCCGACCGTTCAGCCTGCTGCAGGTACCGGCCAGCTCTGGATTGATACGAGCGCTGGCAACGTTGTAAAAGTCGCTCTCTAGGAGCCGAAATGGCCGCTACAAAGAAAAACCCGCACTTTTCGGATTTGCCAATCGCGCCGAGCACGCTCAACGATCCTTTCGGGAATCGCCGCGATGCATCGGTCGCGCTGTCGAATATTCTGTCCGGTTCCAATGTCGTCGTGCAGGCGAAGGCGCTGCGTGACTATTACATCGCTTTGGCGAATCAGGCCGATTTCGCCGCAGGTGGAACAGGTTCGGCCGTTTCTGGGGGTGTTCCTTGAACGTTACTGCAATTAGCTCGACTCAAAGAAAGCATCTGGTCACTGCGGCCACGACGAACGCCAGCAATCTCTCTGCGGTCCCGTGTGGATTCGATGGGATGAGCGGCTGGTCGACGGTTGTCTGCTACCTGAAGATATTCGACAAGGCTTCTGCGCCGACGCTCGGAACAGACATTCCGGTGATGACGATCATGCTTCCGGCGAATGTGCCGCAGCGTATCGACTTCGGCGTTGAGACGTTCCCATGCAAGTTTGGGCTGTCGATCGCGGTCACGTTGAACCCTGCTGATCTTGATACGACTGTGCTCGCCGCGGCGAACACGTCTGGCGTCGACATCTTCTACACGCCGCAATCGCACCTCTCGTAAGGCAACGACATGGCCGCCACGATAAAGAATCCTCACTGGTCGCAATTGCCAGTCGCGCCTAGCACGCTTCCTGATCCGTTCGGGGACAGGCGCGCCGCGTCGCTCGCATTGTCGACTATTCTGAGTGGCGCCAACGTTACAGCCAATGGGAACGCGCTGCGTGATTACTATATCGCGCTCGCGAACCAGGCTGATCTGATTGCCGGCGGAACTGGCTCGGGCGTTGCCTCGATCTTCGCCGAGGACGATTTCATTGGCAGCAATGGAACCTTCGTCGAGTCCCGGGCGACCAATATCGGCAACAAAGCATGGAGCACGAACGCGGCTGGCGCCTTCACGTTGAACGGCAGCGGCAAGGCGACGACGACGATCCAGGCGAACGCCAATGCCAACGTCTTCGACGCGGGCGTGTCTGATTTCACGATTTCGTGTTCCATGTCGTCGTATTCGCCGGACGGTAACCTGTGCGTGCTCGCCGACCTTCTGTTCCGTTACGTGGATGCGAACAACTTCTGGGGCGTCGAGGTTGATCCTCGATACAACCGGGTATCGCTCTACAACAAAACGGGCGGTACGCAGTTCACGCGGATGTTTATTGCAGACGGAACGGTCGTCAATAACGCAGTCACTGCGGTTCGCGTGGATTGTCTCGGGCAGAACATCACCGTATGGGTGAACGGCGTGCAGGTTGCCTCGCTGGTTGACACGTTCAATCAGACGGCGACCAAGTGCGGTATCTACATGGGCGTGAACGGCCCGTCAGGCGGATTCGCGACATTCGGCCCGATCAAGGTTACGCCTTTTACTGGCTTGAACTACAACTGGCCGTTGTTCACGAAGCGCGCGGCTAGCGCTGGCGCGCCTGTGATCCCGCTTGGTTCGGCCGGCACGTGGGATGCGACGGACATCAACAATCCGACGCCGTTCTATGACGCTGTGAACTCGCGTTGGGCCATGCTGGCATCTGGCTACACCGCAGCAGCGCACACGACGAACGGTAACGCGGCAAGCTCGAATATACAGAACCTTGGATTGTGGACTTCGACGACCATTGATGGACCGTGGACGCCCGATGGTGCTAACCCGGTGATGTTGGCGAATGGAACAGACGGCATCTTTGCATTTAACGGCGGCGCCGTGCAGATTGCTGGCACGACCTATCAAGCCTACGTCTCGGACAACGGCACGACGATCCGATGGGCGACGAGCACCGATCTTCACACATGGACGCGAGTCGGCCTGATCTGTAGCGCGACTGTGCCGGCTTCGAATAACTCCTGGCGATCGCAAGGCGTCTTTGATCCGATGCTGCGCGTCCGTCAGGGAAGCAACGTCATTGAAATGTGGTGCTGCGGCCTCGGTGGTGACTCCCTGAAGCGCTTCGGGTTGCTTACGTCGAGCGATCTTGGCGCAACTTGGGTCGATCAGACCGGTGTTATCCCTGCCGCTCTGCCGCCTGTGAGCCTGTTCCGCAATGGCTCGGCTGGTGAGCCCGCTGTGTATGTACCGCCTGGTCAGGAAGGCCAGCAATATCTGATGTCCTTCGACTACGTGCCGCAGGTCCAGTCCGGCAACCCGCCGATTGGTCGTTTCGTCGGTCAGGGGATCTCGCTGGATGGCGGCCAAACGTGGGCGTGGCGTGTTGAGGCAAGCAAGCCAGGCACATATGCGTGGGAAAACTTGCAGGACTTCGATTCGTTCATGGTCGACATCGGCGATGGAACGCTGCGTATGTTCAATAGTGGCGCGAATACTTACGGCCCGTCTCTCGGCCTGAATATCCAACTAGGCGAGCAATCGGCGCCGTGGGGCAAAACCAGCTTGATCTCGTAAGGAGCAGTCATGTCGAAAAAGCATCCGGGTTTCGCAGCAGAGCAGGCCAAGATCGCGCGCAAGGAAGGCATTCCCAAGGCGAACGCGGGTGCAATCCTCGCATCGGCTGCGCGTGGTGCGTCGGCGAAGGCGAAGAAAGCCAATCCTGAGCTGAAGAAAGTCGCGAAGAAGAAGTAATGGCACAGGTTCCGCTCGCCAACACTCAGCCGCTGCCCATTCCTTTAATGACGGGCGGGACAAGCACGACCGACGACGGCAATGTGCAGGGCGAGTTCGCCGTGAACGTGAAGCTGCGCCAGATTCCGACGAAGGATAAGCCTGGCACTTGCACATCGCATGGTGGCCTGTCGCAGTGGATGGCGTCGTCGGCGATTGGTGAGTCAGACCGCGGCGGAATCCTGTGGAACGGCGTCATGTACCGCGTGCAGGGCGGCTCGGTCTATTCGTACACGACTGCCGGCGTGCGCACGAAGATTGGATCGGTGGCGAATGATGGGCTACGCGTGCGTCTGGATTACGGCTTCGATAACCTGATCATCGTAAGCGCGGGCCTGCTCTATTACTATGCGCCCACTGGCTACAGCAATGCCACAGGCGCGACGGTGGTATCGGGAGGTACTGGCTACGCGGTCAACGATACGATCACGATCGGGCCGCTTGGAGTCTATGCGACGCTCAAGGTTACAGCCGTCTCAGGCGGAGTCATCACCGCGGCGGTCGTGATCGTGCAGCAGCAGTTGCTGACCAAGTTCATCCCGGCCAATCCCAATCCGCAGGTGCTTTCGAGCGGTGGCGGAACGGGCGCAACGTTCAACCTGACGTGGACGAGCGTCGGCAACTTCCTGCCGGTGAACATGGCTCTGTCGGCTGGTATCACGCCTGTGGTCGACGCGTGTTTCATGGCTGGCTATGTGATGGTTACGGACGGGACGGATGTCTGGTCTAGCTCGCTCGTGAATCTGACGTTCTTTCCTGGCTACTTCGGCAGCGCTGAGTACGATCCGGACGGCATCAGCTATATCTACAAGCTCAACAATCAACTCTACGTCGGCGGCAAGAATACGACGCAGACGATGGCGAATACGGGCGGGAATAACTTCCCGTTCACCGCGCAGCAGTCTTACACATTCGATATCGGCTGTGCATCGCGGCAGACGATGTGCTACTTCAATCGCACGCTGGCGTGGATTGGCGGCGGACGGAACATGCCGAATGGCGTCTGGATGCTCAATGGCAATGCGCCGGCAAAGATCAGTTCGGCCGCGGTCGACTACGAGCTGGCGCAACTTACGGCCGATCAAGTCGCAGTCGTGACGCTCGAAGCGATCTCGTTTGAGGATTCTGAGTTTCTGTACGTGCACCTTCCTGACAAGACGCTTCTGTACGATGCCACAGCAACGCTCGGCCTCGGCGTGAAGTTCTGGACGCAATTGAACAGCGGAGCAGAGGCTGATGATTTCTACCGTGCTCGGAACTTCGTGCGATTCAATGGCATGTGGGCTTGCGGTGATCTGGCTGACAATCGTATTGGCTTTTTGGATAGCACTACTGGTGGCCACTATAGCGCCCCTGTACTGCATCGTTCCTCGTCTCCTATGGTCATGCTTCCGTTGGCTTCTGCGGGGCTTCGATCGGTCGAACTGAAGTGCGTTACGGGGCAGGCCGGCGATACATCAAGGATTGCAATGACCTACTCGCCAGACGGTATTCGCTGGTCGCAGACGCGCTATACCAAGGCGGTCACGCGCGGTGGCTATAGCAAGCGCATTCGTTGGCTGCCTGGCGGACTGACGCGGAACAAGTTGCAGGTGCGCATCGATCATGTGACGACGCAGCATGTGACTTGGTTCGGTCTGGACCTAGAACTCGAACCGCTGAATACGTAATGGCCAATCTTACGCGCGTCAATCAGATGTCACTCGCTGCTGCGCTCGGCGGTGATACGGCTGTCGCGGATGCGATCGGCAATGTTGTAAACGGTAGCGCGATGAATGGGTTCGCGCCTATCGCTTCGAGCGGTAGCGCTACGGGCGTGTGGGCTTCGATCGGCACGCTCGTTTATGTAGAGATAACACTGGTTCTGCCGGCAAGCGGTAAGCCGACAGTGACATTACCTTTCACTCACCAAGGATTGAGCAGCCAGAGGGGCGTTATTCCTGGCGTATCAGCCGCAGGTGTCGCTGTAACGGGCATTGTTGGCCCGGAGTCGGCGGTATTGGCATTGAGCCGTTATGACGGCGCGGCATTGGATGCAGGGACTTACTACCTTTCTGGCACATATGAATCTGACGTGGGGTGAAACATGGTAGCAGCAGCGGTAGGAGCGGCGGCCGTTGTCGGCGGGGTGGCTAGTTCTGCCATGTCCGCGAGCGCTGCCGGTGATGCAGCCGACGCGCAGTCGCAGGCGGCAAGCAGCAATCTTGCGCTGGCAACGCGTCAATACGACACGATGCAGGGGCAAATCTCGCCATACCTTCAGGCCGGCCAGACCGGGATGCAGGGTTACGAGGATCTGCTCGGGGCCAATGGTTCGGGTCCGCAGGGCGCGGCCATCAACGGCATCAAGACAGGCGCGCAGTATCATGGCGACATGCAGACGGCGAATGAGAACATCCTTGCCAACGCATCAGCGACGGGCGGGTTGCGTGGCTCCAATACGAGCAATATCCTTGGAAATACGTCAATCAACACGCTAAACGGCCTGATTACGCAACGCCTCGCCGGCTATGGTCAGTTGATGGGCAACGGTTTGAATGCGATCAGCGGCTCTCAGGCATCGAGCAATGCCTTCCAAGGCGCAGCGACGAACGCCAACAATCAGACGGCCAACGCTGCCACGTCTCAGGCTGGCTCGCTCTCGAACTCGTTCAACTCCGGCATCGGCGCGATCACTCAGGGTATCAATCGGTACGCAGTGCAACAGCCTGCCGCGAATAACCCGACCTATGGCACAACGGACGCGGGTAACCCAATCCTTTTCACAGGAACGTAAATGGCCGATCTGATCGATTTTTCCAATATCGGCAAGGGCATCGACGCGCAGATGGGCCAAGCGGCATTGACTGGCCAGCAGCTCGGCGTGAACGATGCGACGCTTCCCGGCAGGATTCAGGCGACGAACGCAGGCAATGCGGCCAGCGTCTCGAACTCCGGCTTGCAGATCAGCAACAACCAGCGTCAACAAGCGTTCCAGATGGAATCGCAGGCGCTCGCATCGAATCCGAATGCTCAGCCTGCCGACTATCAGGCACTCGCGAACAAGTATCCCGAGTTCGCGCAGCAGGTCAACGCGAACCAGCAGCAGACACAGCACAACTGGGAGAACACGCGCGCCCAGATGTCGGCTGATGCGGTGAGCACGGTTGCTGGCATGCAGGCTCGCTTGCAGGCGAATGATGTGCCTGGTGCACTCCAACTGCTGGAAGCGCGCGCCGTACGTCAAGAGAACTCAGGCGACACGCAAGGCGCAGCGTCGACGCGTTCTTTCGAGGCGCTGATCAATCAGAACCCGGAAGCTGCAAAGCAAGTCGCATCGAACATTCTCAATGCTGGCAGCGCGAACACAGCGGAGCAATTGTATGGGAACCAGAAATCCCAAGCGGGCGCGGTCGTTGCGCAGAATACAGTCCCAGCGGCAATCTCTCAAGCGCAATCAGATGCTTCTCGTGCTGGAACGGCGGCCGCGTATGCCGCTCCGCAAGCAGCGGCGAATCTACAATCGACTCAGGCTGGAACTGCTCAGACCGTAGCCAATACTGGCGTCACGAATCAACAACTGGTCGCGCCCCCTGCGGCGATCACTGCTGCTCAACCGGAATACAACGCCAGCCAGACGAACCAGCAGCTTTCGGATCAATCCGGCGAACTCGCGAATGCATTCGGCCAGATCGAAAACGGCGGCGCAAGCGGCGTGCTCGGCGCGACGTGGGACCAGGCCGGCCGGAAGTGGACAGGCGACACGTCTAAGCTTCAGCAACTGCGCCAAGAGGCGTCATCGCTGGTGACGCAGGCTGAGACGGCGAGCATGGTCAATGGCAACTTCACTGATGCGTCGACGGCGCGCGCAGTGCAGAACGTTCCGCAGATCACGGATAGTCCGAAAGCATGGTCGACATACTTGCAAGCGCGTCAGAAGTTCCTCGCCTCGAAAGCGGCATGGTCGAACGCCCGCGGCGACTGGATGCGCGGCAATAACGGCTCAGTGGGTCCAGCATATCGCGATATGACGATTCAGACGCCGAACGGCGCGGCATTCGTCAAGCAAGGAGATAGCTTCACGCAGTTCAGTAAGAAGGTGGCGCCGAGCTATTACACGACGCCTGGCGCTAACTCCTTCGATCCGACGCAATGACCAACACTACCTTTCCCGTCTCTTACAAAGATCCGGTCTACGCGGCGGCCGATCAGAGCGCGTCTGAGGTCGCAGGCATCCCGCCCGGTCTGCTCACGAGCATTCGCACTGTTGGCGAGAAGTCGAACGCCAATCAGGTATCGAGCGCTGGAGCGACTACGCCATACCAATTTACGCCTGCGACTCGAGATCTGATCATCAAGAAGTACAAGATTGATCCGACATCCTCGCCACAGGCCGCGGCGCTCGGTGCTGCGTATCTGCTCAAAGAAGGCATTCAGCGCACAGGCAGCGCGGCAGGCGCGGTCACGCAATACATTGGCGGCACTGATCCGGCTAACTGGGGCGGACAGACGCGCGCGTACACGAATCGTGTGATGGCGCATTTCACGGGAAGCGGAGGACAGGATACGCCTCAGCCTGATCCGAGCCAGAGTGCTCCGATCCCGAATGCTCCGCTGCCGAGCGCGGCGTCGTATGGGCTTGACCCGTCCGTCGTCGGAATGGCAGGCGCTCCACAGCAGCAACCTACGGCATCAGTGCAGGCTCCGCAGGCTGCGCCGCCCGGTGCTGGCGTCAATGCTCAGATCGTGGCGGACTACAACGCTGGCCGTCTGTCTCCTGAAGATATGAAGGCAGTAGAGCAGCGCGCTTCGAAGATCGGTATCGATCCGAGCCAGTTGCAAAAGCCACAGTCTGGCATGCCTCCAGTTTCTGGGCCGCAATCTGGTATGCCACCTGTTTCCGGCGCGCAATCGACGCCAGCAGCTAAGCCGATCGGCCCGCAAACGCTCGCAGCAATGCAGACTGGCACGCTCACGCCAGATCAACTGGCGACGATCAAGGCCGGTGTCGCCAATGGCACGCTGACGATGCCCGCTCAGCAAACGCCCGCGCAGGACACTAGCAGCGGCTGGAATCCGCTCGGTGGCGTATCGGCTGACGCAATGCCTACCGCTCCGCAGAACCCGGCAACCGCAGCGCAGAACGGCTCTACGCTGTCAGACGTGGCGGAGAAGGCTGTTGGCGGCGTCGCAGGCAGTCTGCTCGACATTGCCTCGGCTGGCGGTCGCCTGGTGGGCGCAGATGACTTTGCAAACCAAGCGAACGCTGCGCATCAGCAAATCGACGCCAAGATGGCACGCGACACGAACAACAGCACGGCTGGCAAGGTTGCTGGATTCGTCGGTGAGGCGGCTCCGTATGCCGCGATGGGCGGCGCATCGCTTCCAGGCGCTGTCGCTGGCGGTGCTGTCGCTGGTGCGGCTCCTGCTGTGGCGCAGAACAAGTCAATAGGCGAAGTCGCGCGCGATGCGGCTGTAGGCGCTGGCGCGGGTGCGGCTGGCCTCGGCGTCGGCAAGGTCATTGGCAAGGGCGTATCTGCTCTCGCCGAGAATCCGACTGTTGCCAAGGGCATCGCACGCCTGCAAGAGATGTTCGGCGGTACTCCGTCTGAAGCGACGAAGGTCGCAGCCAGTGGCGCGGCGCCTGACGCTCAGGTCGCGGCCGACATCGCGAGCGCAACCGGTCACACGCCAAACGAATTGGCGACGAAGATCGAAACGGCTCCTGCGTCGCAAACGCCCGGTTACACGCCGACTGCAGCCGAAATGGCGAACGATGCGAACGTAACGACGTTGCAAAAGGCGAACACGAACGCGAATCCGTCTGTTGCTGCCAACGCGAGCGCGAACAATGACGAGGCGATTGCTGCAGCGCTGCAGAAAGGCAAAGCGCCTGGCTCGATGCCGGCGGAAGCGCCGAACAATCCCGGCACGCCTGCTGCTCCACAGGCAGCAGAACAGGCCGGCGAGGCAGCAGCGCAGCGTAGTGACGCACTGGCAGCGCAAGGGCAGACCGAAGTCCAACCGCTCGCCAAGCCGGTGGCCGATCGTCTCCAAGCGCCGCAGTTTGAAGCGCCAGTCAAACTCGCCAAGAAGATCGCAGCAGATCAAGGCTCGACCGTGTTCGAGGACTTGCAGAAGGCGAAGCATGCCGATGCGGCCGCGACGCTCGACCAGATCACTGGCACGCCCGAACAGTTGGCGGCGGCGAAAGCGGCACGAAGCGCGGATGCGTCGGATAACTTCCTGCCAATGAATGCATCGACGACGTTCGATTCTGATGCGTGGAAGAATCTCGCGAAGCGGCCGACGTTCAAGGAAGCGATTGGCGAGGCTGGCGACATTGCGGCCGACCGTGGCGAGCAAGCGGCGATTACGGTCAATCCGGACGGCTCAGTTACGGCAACCGGGCGCGGCTTGCTGGACGCGAAGCAGGGTATCGATGGTCTGATTTCGAAGGCTTCACTCGCCGGCGATACGTCCAAGGTAACGCGCTACACAGCGGTAAAGAAGGCGCTACTCGAACAGATGGACCAAGCCTATCCGGAATACGGTGCAGCCAGAGCGAAGTTCGCCGAAGCGAGCGGTCCTATTGACGCCATGACTGCGTTGCAGACTCGTGTCAATGGGGCGATAAACCCGGCAACTGGCGAAGTGAGCGCTGAAAAGCTGATCAACACGATCAACAGCGTCAAAGCGGAACAGATGAAGCCCGGCTTTCGTCCTGCCGACAAGGTTCCGGATGCGACGCTCGACGCGCTGGCAGCATTGGCTAAGCACCTTCAGAACAAGAACGATCTAACAGGACTGCCGGCCGAAGGTCAAGAGTACATCCGACGCGCGCTCGCATCCAGCGAGAAACATGCGGTAGCGCATGAAGAGTTCAAGGGCATTCTCGACAACCAATCGGCGGCCTACAAGGAACTGCACGGCGCGCACGCGCAGAACATCGCCTCGATCGAATCGCAGAAAACGAGCCAGACGGCGCTCGCGCAGGCTCAAGACGTGGTGAGCAACGCATCGTCGCCCGCCGATCTGCGCAAGCTCGACAAGCTGCTGCCGGACATGGAAGCGGCTGACCGCTCGAAGGCGATCGCACTGCGCCAGCAGAAGGCGCGCGAGCTGGCACTGAGCGAAGTATCGGATCGCAACCTGAACAGCCGAGGCGGAACGGAATTCAACCGTGGTACGTTCAAGGGTGCGGCCGACAAGTATTCGCCGTTCATGTCGAAAGAGGATGCGAGCCAGTTCGGCAGCGTCGCGCAGGACTTGCATAACCAGACGACGACATATGCCAAGACTGGCAAGATCGGCGGCAGCGATACAGCGCAGAACCAAGGGGCAGCGAAGCGCTTCGGGCGCAATCTCGGTGAGGCGTTCAAGGATGCCACAGTCCAAAGCCTGATCGGCGGCGCTCTTGGCTCTGCTGCGGGACCGTTCGGCGCTGCTGGCGGCCTCGTGGTTGGCGCAATAAGTGGCGCTCTAAACCGCACGATCACGCAAAAGGTTTCCTCGATCACGACCGAGAACGCGGCAAAGCTTCTTTCTAACGGTAAACTATTGGCCTCAGCATTGCGCAATTACGAATCGCTCGCGGCCCGTCGTCTGTTCATCCAGCAACTGTCGCAGAAAGCGGGGTATGTGGCCGGCGCCACAGCCGCAAATCAGTTTAACGGTCGCCGTTAGGACAACTATGAACACACCAGTCTTCTCTGTCGAAAAGTTTCAGGATGTGTATGCAGAACTACGTCCGTTGCTGGACGAGCATTACGATGAGATCAGCATTCACAAGCAGATGGGATATGAGCTAGAGCCGAATGTTCCTCTCTATCGCGCGATGCAGGATGCCGACCAGCTAATGATGATGATCGGGCGGCTTGAGGGCCAGATCGTCGCCTACTTCGTCGCTTTCGTTCGTCCGAGCATCCACTATGGCGGATGCATGGAAGGAATCGGCGACATCTTTTATGTCGAACCGACGCGACGCGGCCTTGAGCATGGGAAAGCGCTCTTTGCGGCAACTCGCGCAGAGCTGGTTAGGCGCGGCGTGAAATGCTGGATGGCAGGCGAAAAGCTGGCATTCCCATGCGGTGATTTCTTTGCTGGAATGGGTTTCGAACCTTTTGAGCGGAAATGGGTGCTATGGCTCTGACCAAAGAAGAACGACAGGCGAAGGTTTGGGAGCGCGCGACGGCCCGATTCGATCGCGCTTATGGGCCGCAACAGCAAATTCGACTCGCAGCACTCGAAGACCGGCGCTTTGCCTTCGTCGACGGCGCGCAGTGGGAAGGTGGCCTAGGCGCGCAGTTCAACAACCGGCCGCGCTTCGTTGTGAACAAGGTGCAGAAAGCCGTGCGCCGGATTGTCTCTGAATACCGTGCCAATGCGATGACGGTCAACTTTCGGTCTAGCGAAGATGACAGCCGCCAAGATGATCTCGACGCGCTCCGCATCGTCTACCGGTCGGACGAGCAATACAGCGGCGCCCAAGACGTGTATGTGTCCGCATTCGAGGAAGCAGTAGCGGGCGGCGTTGGAGCGTGGCGCCTGACGAATGACTACGACCATCGCGCGGAAACCGAACTCGACGACGATACGCCGCAACGCATTTGCTTCGAGCCGATCAACGATGCAGACATCAGCGTGTTCTTCGATCCGGATAGCCGGAAGCTCGACAAGTCGGATGCGAAGTGGTGTACGGTACTGAACCCGATCTCATGGGACACGTACACGACCGAATATCTCGGTGATGCGGTGGAGCTCGAAAATCGACCGAGCAGTTTCAAGATGGTCCGCTCGCTGAAGCAATTCGACTGGTTCACGAATGATTCCGTCTACATCGGCGAGTATTACGAGGTCGAGAAGAAGATCGAGAAGTATTCGGTCTGGCGCGAACCGCATTCTGGCGTCGAGCAGAAGGTCTATGCCGGACTTGACGCAGACGATCGGGAAGCAGCGGAGGAACAAGAGCAGCACTTGGGATCGGTCGGATACATCAAGGTCCGCAGCGGAAAGCGTAACACCAAGAAAGTGCGCAAGTACTTCATGGATGGCTGCGGCGTTCTGAAGGACTGCGGCTACATTGCTGGCTCTGAGATTCCGATTGTGGTTGTCTACGGTATTCGCCAGATCATCGATGGTATCGAACGCTTCCAAGGCGCTGTACGGCTCGCGAAGGACTCGCAGCGCCTGTACAACATGCAGATCAGCACGCTTGCGGACATCACGGCATTCACGCCGCGCGAGAAGCCAATCTTCGTGCCTGAACAAGTCGCTGGGCATGAATTGGCATGGGCGCGCGATCTGGTCGACAACAATCCGTACCTGACGGTCAACCCGATTACCGGCGCAGATGGCTCGCAGACGGTCTCGGGCCCGGTCGGATACATCAAGCAGCCGGACGTTCCTCCTGCGCTCGCCGGCCTCGTGCAGATTACCGCTGCCGACATGATGGATGTGACGGGTGGCGATCTGGCAGCTGGCCAAGTTACTTCCAATACGTCCGATGCGCTGGTAAGTCGTGTGCAGGCGCATCAAGACATGCAGGTCTACATCTTCGTCGACAACATGTCGCGTGCGATGCAGCGCTGCGGCAAGATTTATCTGTCGATGGCGTGCGACATCTATACCGAAGACAGCCGCAAGTTCTCTGCCAATGGCGAGGACGGCTCGCCCGAGTCTACGACGATCAACGTACCGGCAATCGATGACGAAGGAAAGCCGACGATTGCGCGCTCGTTCACGCCCGGCCTCGATGTGTTTGTCGACGTTGGTCCGGCGTTCAACAGCCGAAAAGATTCGACCGTCAACGCAATCGCGAAGATTCTGCCGGGGATCTCCGATCCGCAGATGCAGCAATTGATGCTCGCGACGCTCGTGCGGAATCTCGACGGCGAGGGCATGGAAGACCTTTCCAAGTTCGCGCGGATGCAGCTCGTCAAGGCTGGCGTCGTGAAGCCGAACGACGAGGAACAGCAAGAACTCGACGCCGAGCAGCAACAGGCGGCAAACGCACCGCCCGACGCTCAGACGGTCGCGCTACTGGCTCAGGCTCGCGAGTCTCAGGCCAACGCAACCAAGAGCGAAGCGACAGCCGTGCAAGCGCTTTCCTCTGCCGAACTCAACCAGGCGAAAGCAGCACAGGCGATCTCGGATACGAATGCAAGCCAGTTGTCGACCATCATGGCCATGCTTCAGAACATCGAGAACCGCGTGAACGCGCAGGCCGGACAAGTGAGCCAGAGCCAACCGCAAGGACCGATGGATGCCAAGGTGAATCAGGCTATCTCGACAGGTATCGCCGCGCCATCTCCGGGCATCAATGCTTTGCACGGCACGCAGCAAGTCGACCCATCCGCGCAGCAATTGACCGCAGGCAATGCGCCGGCTCCTGTGGCGCCTCCAGTGCATGTGTCGAATCATGCCGCGGTCGGTAAATGAGCGAAGTATCTCTCCCGGATTGGGCCGAATGCCTACTTAGCCAAGGCCCGCGGTACACCATTTTTCACGGTGGACGCGGTTCGGGTAAGTCAATGGCGTGCGCAACCGCGCTGGTGATCCGCGCTGCGGCAGAGCCATTGCGCATTCTGTGCTTCCGGGAAATTCAGGAATCGATCGATGAATCCGTCAAGGCAATCATCGAGCAGCGCATCAAAGACTGCGGTCTGGAAGGCTTCTTCAATATCACGAAGAAGGAAATCACGGCTCCAAACGGCAGCAAGTTCATCTTTCGAGGACTGAGCGACGAAACGGCGACATCGATTAAATCGCTGAACGACATCGATATTGCATGGGGCGAGGAAGCACAGGCCATCTCGAAAGATTCGCTCGATCTTTTCCTGCCGACTATCCGGAAAGATACGTCTGAGATTTGGTTCAGCATGAACCCCGAGCTCGATACCGATCCGGTCTACACGACGTTCATCCAGAAACGCCCCGCCAACGCCAGAATCATCGAGGTCAACTGGGATAAGAACCCGTTCTGGAATGCCGCAATGGAAGCAGAGCGGCAACGGTCGATGGCGGACGATCCAGACGACTACGATCATATCTGGGAAGGCATTCCGAAGTCTGCGGTGTCCGGCGCCATCTATCGCCGCGAGATGCACGAACTAGCCACGCAAGGCAGGATTCGGCCGTTGCTCCCTGATCCTGTGCTCGGCACTCATGCCGTTTTCGACTTGGGCATCAACGACAGCATGTCGATAACGATCGCGCAGGCGGACATCAGCGGCCTACGCGTCGTAGGTTTCCACGAAGACAACAACTACGCTATCGAGCACTACTGCGAATGGCTGAAGGATAACGGCTGGAAGCATTCGGTCATCTGGCTGCCGCATGATGGGAATGCGCGATCCGTTCAGACCGGTCTAACGACGAAACAGACCGTGCAAAAGCTTGGCTGGCAGGTGGAGACGGTCCCGGAAATCGGCGTCGAACCGGGCATCAAGAAGGCACGCACAGCGCTCAAGAACGCTTTCTTTTCAGATTCAGATGATGTCGACGAACTGATCGAGCATCTTCGCCGCTACACACGCGCGAAGTCTGGCCATCCGAAGCATGATGAGCATTCGCACGCCGCGGATAGCTTCCGATACGTCGCCGTCGCAATGGAGCACTTCAAGAACGTATCCGAGCGGAAACGTCACACGGCCGAAATGGCGAGAAACGTCCGCATCATTCCGACCGTGAATCACTGGGCCAAGGTTTAGACGTGCAGATCGATCACCATCGAGATGCGATCGACGGATGATTCATTGCGCACTTCGTGTTCAAGTTCATTTCTGAACCAGAATAGGCGCCCCGTCAGCATCTGAAGCGTCTCGTCGCCTTCGCCGTTGCCGCAGTAGATGACCGCGCCTGGCTGGCCCTGAATCACAAGGTGAAAGCGGCGCCAATATCTGACGTGCTCGGGCGTGTCGGCATGTCGAAAGATCCTGCCGCCTGGGCGAATCCGGTTGATCATCACCCGGCCGACGCGCGTCGCCAAAGAGAACCGCGCCAGATTGAACACGAACTCATGTGCCTGCGTGAGCTTCGACCATGCCGGCCATGCTATCGACTCGTGCTGATCGTACCCGGCAAGCTTGTTTGCCTTGTACAGATCGATCTCTTCCTCACTCATGCCGGTCTGAATCTCCGGGAAGCGCAGCATGATCGTGTCTGTATCGCCGAATGGTCCCTGTGGATAGTTGCGCAAGAACGTGTCAGCCGTCCACAGATCAGGGTCCATCGAGATTGCGAGTGCGAGGGCGCTTACGTCCATGCCGTCTTTAATTACGTGGAAATTACGCATCAGAATGAGATTTGAAAAACGGTGATGATGAGGAACAGAACGCCAATCGCAGCGCTCCATCCGAAAATAGTCTTGAGCACTTCACGGCCATTACGCCGGATGTCATCGGCCAGCACGAATGGGAACAGGATCACGAACCCGATCGCATCCATGACCGAATGACGCATCAGGTAAAGCACTCGCAGCACGGCAAGTGAGAGCAGCACGATTGCGATCAGTTTCACTTCTGTTCCTTTTCGTCGAGTTGTTTCTGAACCATGCGCCTTATCACCTCGGCTACAGAATAGCCTTCTTTATCGGCAATCTCGCGTAGTCGCTTCAGCATCGGCTCGGGCAGGTAAATTTGAAATCGGTCCATGTGTGCATGGTAGACGTATATCGTCATCCTTACTAGGTGGATTTGTCGTATACTTGCCGAATTGCATTTTTCCACCTAAAGGTGAGTGAATGAACGAAGAACTCGACGCGCAGCAAACCGAACTTGAGCAGGAACAGCCTACCGAAATCGCGGTTCCCGCTTTGTTTGACGACGAAGATCAGGAGTCCCAAGAGCAAGAGCCTGCGGAGGGCGCCGAGCAACCTGAAGGTGATCCCCCGTCACTGAAGGGCCAACCGGCGCCCAAGTGGGTCGCGGAGTTGCGCAAGAGCCACAAGGAGATTCTTCGCGAGAAGCGCGAACTCCAGAAGCAGAACGACGAGCTGCGCGCAAAGTTGCCGCCGCCCGTCCAGGCGCTCGCCGCAAAGCCTACGCTCGACCAGTATGACTACGACGAGACGCGGTTCTCCGAAGCATACGACAAGTGGATGGAGCAGAAGTCCGCGCAGGAAGCCAAAGACCGCGCTCAACTCGACGCGCAGCGCAAGGAACAGGAAGAAGTCGACAATTTCAAGAAATCTTATGCCGAACGCAAGAAGTCGCTCGGCGTGGAAGACTTCGACGAAGCCGAATCCGAAGTCGGCACGATCCTGAATCAGACGCAAGCCGGTCTGCTGATGCGCGGGGCGGATGACCCTGCCGTCTTGGTCTATGCGCTCTCGAAGTCGCCCGCTCGGTTGATGGACCTCGCGAAGATCACCGATCCGGTTAAATTCACCGTTGCAGTCGCGAAACTGGAAATCTCCTTGGCTACGAAGAAAACCACCCGGCCGGCGCCGGAAGCGCGCATCACGTCCGAGCGCGGGACAGGCTTCAATTCGTCGAACTCGCAGCTTGAAAAGCTCCGGGACGAAGCGGCCCGGACAGGGGACTACAGCAAAGTGGTTGCGTACAAGAAGCAGATGGCGAAGTAAGCCGCTTGCCTCATACTACGAAAAGTAGTAGAGTTTCGGAAAGCTAATTATCGCCTAACTGAGCTAAATCCTTTCAGGCGATAAGCAGCCCGCTTCACCGTATCTCAGCCCCATCGGCGCGGCATTGCCTGCGTTAGTCCTGCTGGATGCGAAATCAGTGGCCATTTGGTCATTCTTTTTCGTCTCTTTATTTAGGACTACTGCCATGAGCAATCCTCCGTCAGCACCATTTCTGTCGACCGCCAATTCCTTCAGCAAGGAAGAGCGCGTCGCTTTCGAGCGTCTTCTTGAAGGCTTCAATGACCAACTGGTCATGTCGAAAGCCGTCACCGTTTTCCAGAACGATCAAACCATGATGGCTCGCGCCGGCGACATGATCCGCCGTCCGATGCCGTACATCGCACGTTCGTTCTCGGGCCTCGACCAGACCGCAAACTTCGTCGGCAAGACGCAGTTGACCATCCCCGCCGCGATCGACACGATCCGCAGCTCGCCGTGGACGATGGACGCAACCGAACTGCGCGACGCTCTGCAAGAAAACCGCCTGGGTGACGCAGCGAAACAAAAGATCGCCTCCGACATCAACCTCGCAGTCGTGAACGCCGCTTCGACGCTCGGCACGCTGGTGGTGAAGCGCACGGTCGCCGCGACCGGCTTCGACGACATCGCCCAAGCTGATGCGCTGATGAACGAATCGGGCATCGACTACGACGGCCGTTATTCGGTCTTCGGTTCGCGCGATTACAACGCAATGGCCGGCAACCTTGCCAGCCGTGCTTATCTGGTCGAAGGCCAGAAGGCCGCGAACGCTTTCGAAATGGCAACGGTAGGCCGTCAGGTCGCAGGCTTCGAGCGCGTTCTGAAGGCTGACTACATCGCCCGTCTCACGGCTGCGGCTGGCGTGACGGTCACGGTCAATGGTGCGAACCAGTTCACCACGCCGAAGGCTCTCGCAGCATCGCCGAGCGGCCCGCTTCAGTCGAACGTCGACAACCGCATCCAGAACTTGGCTATCACGGTCACGTCCGGAACGGTCAAGATCGGTGATGCCTTCACGATCGCGGGCGTCAACAACGTTCACCCAATTACCAAAGTCGATACCGGCCAGCTCAAGACGTTCCGTATCGTCGCCATCGTCTCGGGCGCAGGCGGTACGGGTACGGTAACGATCGCTCCGGCCATCATCTCTGGCCAAGGCGGAACGGATGCAGAACTCGCGTATCAGAACGTGACTGCAACCCCGGCTGCAAGCGCTGCGATCACCTGGCTCAACACGGTATCGGCTCCGGTCAACTGCTTCTGGAAGAAGGAAGCTATCGAAATCCTGCCGGGTCGCTTGGCTGTGCCGTCCGATCAGGGCCTCGCAGTGATGCGCGGTTCGACGGAACAGGGCATCGAAATTGTGATGACCAAGCAGGCGCACATCGAAACGTACAAGTCTCTGTACCGGGTCGACGCATTCTACGGCGTCAGCGTCACGAACCCCGAGATGGCCGGCATCATGCTCTTCAACCAGACGTAAGCAAGCGAAACAGGGGCGTCCAAGCGGCGCCCCGCTTACTTTGGGGATAAGAAATGGCGGCTACCAGCGAGGCGCGTGCGCTTCCGTTTTTCACCGATTTGTACGGGCAGCCGCTCGAATCGGGCTTCATCTATATCGGCCAACCCGGCCTCGATCCTGTCGCGTATCCGGCCGTCGTCACGTCGGACATCGCCGGTACGGTTGTGGTCGCTCAGCCTGTCAGGACGACGCACGGCCATGCGACCGCGGCCGGCGCGCTGATCCATCTCTACGTTCAGATTCCTTACTCGATAACGATCCTCGATGCGGCAGGACGCCTCGTCTATGCGTCGCTGAACGAGACTGATCCTGTTGCGCTTGCAATCGGTTCGAGCAGCGTCCAGAGCGCGTCGTCTATTGCTGCCTTGCGCGCTCGGGACAAGAATGCGACGAATCAGGTTTGGGTTACTGGCGTCGGCATGTACGTCTATGTCCCGACCGACAACACATCGCCTGAGAACATTCCGCTGATCGTCGTCGGGAACGATGGCGCGCGCTATCACCTTGATAGTCAGTACGTGAACGCGAACTGGGTCAAGGTGCTTGGCGCATCGGCGAATCCCAATTCACAGGGCGCATGGTATAGCTGGAACGATGCCAACGACGGCGCAGCACGGATCACGAACAACAAGGGCACTGGTGGGACTGGTGGCTTCGTCTTGCGCACGGTCAACGCTGACAACTCTGTCGAACTCGGGCGCGCAACGGTCACGCAGACGGGCGGACTCATCACGACTGACGGCATTCAGGCAACCGGCGATATCAAGGCGACTCACAACCTGATTGCCGGCAATTCCGTTGTCGACTTGAACTCTGCATTGACTCGATACCTTTGGTGGGATTCGGTCAACGACCAATACGGTTTGGTGAACGCTCCGTTGTTCGTCAATGGATCTCTTGCGCTCACACAGGCCAACTATCAAGCCATCGTCGCGGCAAATCAACTGGCGAACGGAATTGGCGCGGTAGCGCTCGGCAACAACGTTGCGCCGAACCCGGCCCAGCCCGGTACTTGGACCGCGACCGGCACTGCGTTTAACACTGTGTTCCTCTATGTGAGAACAGCGTAATGGACTATCACTCGATCGCCAATCCGGTTTGGACCGACGCGACACGCTCGATGGTTACGGTCGACATCGTATTTCCCGCGCTAGGCGTCGCGTCGGTCAAGTTCAACGCATCGGACAAGGATTGTATGCAATACGGGCGCGACATTCACGCCGATCTGATCGCCGGCAAGTACGGCCCGATCGCTGAGCCAATCATTCAAGGATAAAAATGTCCACCATCGGGGATTTGTGCGTCACGTCTACCGTAAGTTCGGATGACAAGCTGCCAGTCTGGCAGAACGCAAACGGCGTCACGCGCGGGCTTCCGATCTCGGTATTGGATAGCCGGTACGTCACGCAGGATGAAATCGCGCTGTTGGCTATCAGCCCCGCGACGGAACAGTTCGTTGCCAACGTCGACTTCACGCCTGGCGTCTCACTCGCTCTGACGCTGGCGAATCTGTACAACTCGGTCAACAACATCGAAGTCTTCTTCGATGCGTCGTATCAGGGACCGGACCAATATTCGCTGATCGGTTACGGTCTGTCTTTCATTTCTCCTATCCCGGTAGGAGTGCAAAGGGTATATGTCCGCGGCGGCGCATCCCGTCTTATCGGCGCTCCGAGCGCTGGAACGGTAACCGATGCGTCGATCGCGACCGGCTCTAGGCTGTACAACCGCGATAACGATGTTCGCAGCATTCGGGACTACGGTGCGCGCTGCGATGGCGTAACGGATGATTCCGCGGCGTTCCAGGCGGCATCGAATGCAGTTCCTACCGGCGCAGTATGGGAAATCCTCGTCCCTGCCTCATCTGTCGTCAATAGCGCGGTCACGGCTGGCCTCGGTACGATCGCATGGGATTTCGCACAGGGCGCCTCACTTCTCGGTAGCGGCTCGATTCCGTATCAGGCCGCAACGATGGGTTTCAACTCGACGCCGAACGTCGGCAAACGCTTCAGCATCTGGCACGGCACGAATGCCAACCCGACAACTGACGGCGTAACATCGACCGCCTACATTCAGCGCGTGGACAAGTCCGTCGTCGGCGACGATCCCGCGCACCTGATCTCGTCGCTCTATGTGACGCACAAGCGGCTTCCGGGCGGGACTGGCTGGCTGTATGGCGGCTACTTCTATCTTGAGGATCAGTCGACAACGGGCGCGGCTCAATCGGTCGGCCTCGCGGCATCCTCGCATGGGATCACGACTGGCGCGATTTGGGGACTTTACGCGGAAGTGTTCGCGCAGACCCATAACATCACGATGACTTCGATTGAAGTCGACACGTTCAATTTCTCTGGCAGCGACTACGCATACAACGATGCGTTTCCGACGACCGCGCCTTTCTCGGCCGGCATGTGGAATATCTCGTTTGGTCCGAACAAGAACACCTTCGCGCATGGCATTGCCAGCGGCGGCGTCGCCAATCAGTGGCGCACCGGTATTTACATGAAGACGTTCTCTGTCGATCACATCGGGATCGATATCCAGGCGCAGCCGGCAACGCTCATCAACTTCAAATACGGCGCTTCAACGGACGGCAGCGGCATCACTCCGGGAGGTATCGGGCTTGATGTCGGGGCGACCGCCAACGCTGCATATGGCGCCGGCTCGAATCAATGCGCAATCCATCTTCGCGATCAGCGTCTAGGGTTCGGAAATTTCGGCTTCATGCAATACAACTCGACTTCGGGCTTTCTCGAAATCTGGTCCAGCCCTTCGACGCGGGCCGCTCACTTCAACCTAACTACAGGCGTCTGGATCGCAGGCTAAACCATGAACAAAGACATCGAATTCATCAGCACGCAAATCGCGCAATCGAAAGCAAAGCTTTTCGACCTTTTGACAGCTCGCGAGGAAGAAGAAAAGAAACTGTTCGGATTGTTCGGCGCGCTTGAAACCTTGCAGATGGTCGACCAGAAACAGCGTGTGGCGCCGCGAGAAGAAGTCATACGCGAGCCGAGTCCGCTGACTCAGGCAGTACGCGATGCCGGCGAAGCAGAAAAGGCTGCGTTCCGAGCGCAGGTTCAAGACGCATCGTTACTCGGTGCGCCGTGACAGAACAGATACAGCCGCTCGGAGAAGCGGCTTATTCCGGGGAGTTGAAATGAACGATCTAGCAGCAAGCGCGGTAAAAGCCGCACCACCAATTTCGGCGACCGTAGCAACGCTGCTCGGTTATGGGATGCAGGACTGGCTCGTGATTATCACGATCATTTACACCATTCTGCAAACCGTTTTCTTGATCTATGAAAAGGTGTTCAAGAAATGAACGATGACAATCTGCTCGTGCTGATTTCCGAGCTTCGGCGCGATGAAGGAGTCGAGTACAAGCCGTACAAAGACACGAAGGGTATCGACACTGTTGGAGTCGGTCACAACCTTCAGGCTTCTCCGCTGCCGGCCGGTTGGTCATATCCGCTTACCGACGAGCAGGTCAACGTTCTTCTTACGCAAGACATCCAAAACGTATTCGCCGATCTCGATCACAACCTCCCGTGGTGGACAGACTTGAATGACGTGCGCCAACGCGTATTGGCGAACATGGCTTTCAACCTTGGGATCACGAAGTTGCTCGGGTTCAAGAACACCCTCGCAGCGATGCGCCAAGGTAAGTACAAGGATGCGTCGAGTGGAATGCTGAATTCCGCATGGGCGTCGCAGGTTAGGGGTCGAGCGGTTCGCTTGGCGGACATGATGTTGAGAGGAGCCTGATATGAGCGGATGGACAGATGCACTCAGCGTAGTCAAGAAGCTTGCTCCTTCGATCGCTTCGGTGATTGGCGGCCCGCTGGCTGGTGGCGCGGTCACTGCGCTCGAATCAGTGTTTGGGATGACTGTCCCGCCGAATACCTCAATCGACGATCGACAAAACGCAGTCGCAGTTGCGATCAATGGCGCGACGCCGGAACAACTCGCCCAGATGCGCAAAGCCGATCAGGACTACGCCGCTCGCATGGCCGAGGCTGGGTTCAAGAACGTCGAGACGCTGGCGAGTCTGACGGTACAGGACCGCGAAAACGCACGGCAGATGCAGATCAGCACCAAGAGCTTCGTGGCGCCATTTCTGGCTCTGTTCGTCACGCTTGGATTCTTCGGCGTGCTCGCGCTGATGGTGTTTCATCCACTGCCGCAGGCTACGCACGACGCTCTCATGCTGATGCTCGGATCGCTCGGAACGGCGTGGACTGGCGTTATTGCGTACTACTTCGGTAGCTCAGCCGGTAGCGACCGCAAGACCGAATTGCTCGCACAATCAGGAACCTAAAATGAAACGCATCTTTGCCGGCGCGCTCGCGCTTTTCTCCGCGCTGACATTCGGCGCGACGCTCAGCCCGATCCAGTTGCTGAACCCGGCCGGATCGAGCGCCGGGCAAGCGATCGTGTCGACCGGGCCGACGACCGCGCCGCTGTGGGGCGGCGTACCGCTGACAGGTGTGACGGGAACGCTTGCCGTCAACCACGGCGGGACAGGCGCGAGCGCGGCAGGCGGCACGGCGCTCGACAATATCAGCGGGTTCGCGTCGACCGGGTTCATCAAGCGGACTGGTGCGGGCGCCTATTCCTTCGTCGCCGATCCGCTCCCGATCGCGAACGGCGGGACCGGCAGCGCATCGGCTGGCGCGGCGTTGACTACTTTGGGCGCGGCGCCGCTCGCGTCGCCGACGTTCACAGGCACAGTGACGACGCCGGCGCTTACGGTTTCATCCGGCGGGGTCGGCGTTACCGGCGGCCTTACGATGGCGACAGGCGCAATCACGCCCGTCTCGACCGTCGGCATTACTGGCACGCCGACGAACAACAACGCGAGCGCGGGCGCGATCGGCGAATACATCCCAAATTCGACGGCCGGTACATCGCTCACGACGGCCACGACGGCGAACGCAACAAGCGCGAGCTTGACGGCGGGCGATTGGGATGTGTCATGTGTGGTGACCTTCATCCCGGTCGGCGTGGCGCCTACTGTGTTTGCGACAGGTATCAGCACCACGTCGGCGACGCTTCCGGGTTCCAATACTGGCGGCTATGTCCAGCTTGCCTCTACAGTCCCTTCTGGTGCGGTTCAGGTGTTCGCGTCGCCGACCGTCCGTGTGAGCGTAGCCAGCACGACGACGACCTATTGCGTTGTCCAATCGACCTTCGCAGCCGGTAGCCAGACGGTGAACGGTTTCATCCGCGCTCGCCGGGTTCGCTGATTAATCACAAAGGACTACTCATGACCATCACCATCACTTCGCCAGCATCCGGCGCTTCAGTGTCCGGCTCCGTCAACGTAGTCGGCACGTCGAGCCAGACGATCACCGGTGGAGCAGGCTCGACGCCCCAGACGCTCGCTGGTCAGGCGTTCTCGATTCCCTATGACACGACGCTACTCGCCAACGGCGTTCAGAATCTAACGGCGAACACGGCGTCCGTCTCGGTGACGGTCAACAACGTTGCCACGAAAAGCCCCGATGGAACGACCTTGCCGGGCGCCTCGCAGATTGTCGATCAGTTCGGCGGCGTCTGGACGTTGACTGGCAACACCCTGTCCCAAACCTACAACGGTACCAAGCGCACCCGGACGATTTGCTGCCAGCTTGCGTTGATCTGGGGTGGCCGCATTTACGTTCACAATATCCCGTCGGCTGATGGGCAGTGGTACAGCAGCCAGTACGACGATACCGTGGCGCACGAAAGCCGAGTCGATTCGCAATACCAATACTGGACACAGATCGCGGGCGACCCGCGCCCTTCGAGCGGCGCTACATTGCCGTTCTATGGTCTGAACATGCACCAGGACTACACGGAAACGCCGCAGCAGCTTGTCAATTACTGCACACAAACGGGCTCGTCGGTTTACCGGATTGACACGGAAGGCGACCATGCAACAAACGTAGCGATTGCCTCGCGTTTGGGTGCGATTCAAGCCATCAACCCTGCAATCAAGATGCTGGTTTGCATCACTGCCGGCCCGAACTGGACCGACACGGAAGCGAACAACTACGCAGCAGGGTTCGCGGTGGCGGCGCAGGTAGCAACGGATTGTGGCCCGGCGGGCATCACCACGTTCGAATGTGGTAATGAGCTACTTTCCAATACTGAGATTATCAACGGCCAAGGCATCCCCGGCGATCAAAACTCTGATTACATCACGGGTACGCCGTTCCACGCGTTGCGGGGTTGGCTACGCGGAGCAATTGCAGGTATCAAGTCTGTCAATTCCAGCTATCGCGCGGCGGTGAACTTCACCATTGTCGAAATGGCAGCCAGCAACATGCTGTGGAACGGTGTCGAACCTGACGGTACTACCGGCCACGCAACGGTGCGGTGGGATGTCACGTCGTGGCACAACTACCAAGTGTACGGCGATCTGTTCTCGATCTACACCGAAGCCCACGGCTCGAACTTCGACGATATGGCCTACGTGGCGGCGGCATATGGCGTGCCGATCATGGTTACTGAATGGTCGTCGACATCCCCAACCGAAGCTCAGAACGCCGCGTGGATTACTGACTTCATGACCAAGATGTACAACCATCGCGTCGCGGATAAGATCGAGGCGATCTTCTGGTATCAAGTCGGAGGGGCTTGGGACCAGGGACAATTCGGGCTGATCGATTCCCCGACGATGACGGCGGCTTACGCTAACTTCACCGCAGCGCACCCAGCGTAAGTCAGCCCCTGCGTTCCATGTAGCGGTTCATCAATCCGGACGGATCGAACCGCTCGACGGGCGGCGCCGGGGGTTCAATAACCAACGGCGCGCGTGGCTCGGCGGCCTTCGGCGGTTCGACCACGATAGCCACTGGAGCCGGGGAGGGGGTGCGTTTGAACCAAGGGAACTTAAGCATTTTTGTTCTCGTCTGATTTGTAGGACGGATTCTAGCGCAGCTTCTAATATTTCCTATGAAATCCGCGCAAAGCCGCGCCAGTTCGTGCTTATTCTTTGAGCAAAATATTAGAAGTGGTATGCGTCATCGCCTTATCGTGTAAGGCTCGGCACGGAATTTTCCACTTTGAGCGGCACTCAATTCAATCTGCCGCAAACCCAATACCAGTAAGGCGTTTCTAATATTCCTAGAACCGTTTCTAATATCAGGCGCTCTTCGGTAACTTCAGATGGATATTGCTGAGCGGCGTTTTACGGTCTTTCATGTAGACCTTCGTCGTCGCAATGTCGCTGTGCGCCGCGGCGACCATCAGGGCATCCATTTCGTATCCTTGCGATTTGGCATCGGTCATCGCCTTCGCACGGATGTCTTTGATCGTGTATTTGTAACTCGCCAGGCCAGCCGCTCGGCACGCCTTGTGCCACATCTTCAGAGCATGAGTGTTGACCCATTGGCCACCCTTCGGCGTGTGGATCACGTACGGGGATTTGACCTTGCCGGTGGTTCGAGCTCGCTCCAGCACCGCCTCAATCTCAGGCGTTATCGGCCAATCAATGGCGATTCCGCTGGACTCGCGAGTCTTCGACGGCACGAAGTGGATCACGCCGTTATCCCGGTCAACCCAGTTAGCCGTCTTCTCGTCGGTCTTTCGCCAGCGCAGGTCGCGGATTTCAGTGGACCGCTGCAAGGTCAGATAGCACAGATCGACCATGCACAAGATCATCGGCTGGCTGGCGAGCTGCGCGCGGATGGCCTCGAAGTGTTCGTTCGTGATGTACACCTGACGCGGCTTGGGAGAAACAAGGCGCATGCCGGTGATCGGGTTCGGCGCATCGTAGTAACCCTCTTCCTTGCACCACTGGAAGAAGCCGCTCAGGAACGCCCGCATTGCGCGCTGCATCGACAGCTTCGTGGACCAGTTGTTGCGAAGGAAGCGTTTGCAGGCGGCAGTATCGGCATCTTCTAGATCACCATCGGCGAAGTCTGCCTTCACCGGGTTGCCGTAGTTCGACCAGCCTTTCTCCCGGTGCTCGCCTTTCTTGGCGGCAATGTACATGTCGACGAAGGCGGGGATATTCCCGGTCCCCTTCGACCCCTCGCGCTTCTTCATCTCCGCGGCGAGACGCTCATGCATCTTTCGCTCGCCATCCTCGATCCGGCAGAGCTTGATCCACGGACCATTCTTCGGGAACCAGTACCAGCTTCCGCTCCGGGGATAGACGCGTTTTGGAAGACCGTTATCGATGATTCGGCGGCGTGCGTTCATTTTTGTTTGCTGTCAGATACGAGGACGAGGCGCTTTTTAGGTGCAGGATCGGATGATGATAATCCAAGGCGCCGCGCGTTCAGTGCGTTGAAGTTCGCCCAGGTCATGACGGGACTGCCATCGCTGCACGTGGCGACCTTCACGCCGAACTGCTCGGAAAACCATTGAACCTGTTTCGAGAAGCGCTTCCAGCCGGTCATCCGCTCGATTTCCTCCGCAGTCATGAGTCGATCGCTCATCTACGCTCCCTCCTTCTTCGCCATAGCAGCGTCGATGGCGGCGGTGATGTCTCGGCCGCCTCGGAACTCTCGGCCCACGTCGAACACCACGACTGATTTTCCATCGTCGGCTTCGTGGCCGCTCGACATCCAATCGAAGTCATATCCTGTGAACCGCTCGGCCAGCCACTTGTAGCGCTGCGCATCCTTCCGCAACTCCTGCGCACGCTCCACCGGTCCATAATCATCTACATCGTAATTTACTTTCCGTGGCTTAATTTTCGGAATGCGATGGTTACCGACTTCCTTATGGCACGGCGTTTCGATAATCGACTCGTCATCCTGCGCACGCTCAGGCGTAGGGGCGGCAGATTGGCTGTACTCGCATCGGCAACCGGCGCAAATGTCGGCAGGATTGCAAGCACTTTCCGGTTCCGGCTGCGCCTCACGCGGTGCGCACTCGGCGGCCTCTTTTTGCTTTAGCATCGCGTCGTATTCGCCTTCCGACATAAGTTCAAACTCTGAAATAGGCTGTGACTTACTTACGTTTTTCATCACTTCTCCTTATTCGCGGCTAGGATTGCACGGGCGATAAGAAGTGCTTCAGTTCTCCACCGCTCGACGCCAGCACGCGGTCGAAAGCACACACTTTTGCGATGGCATCCAATATCTGCTCATCCGTCAGCGCCGCATCCTTCCCGGCGCCCGCACGCTCCTGACTCGCGGGAGTGGCGGGTGATGATTGAGCGGCTTGCCATGCCTGCCACATCCCCTCAATCTCGTCGGTCGAATATCGGTATGGATAGTCTTTATCTTCCTCAACGATTCGATAGCCTTCAGACTTCACCCAATTTTCAAACCGCACTTTCTCTGCGCTTATGCTGAGGGGGGAAGCTTTCGCCAGTGCTTCATAAAACTGCATGCAACCTGCGCTCAATCTGCTGGAAAGGGCCTTGCACTGCTTCCCATGTCTAATAAGGCCAGCGGCTGTCATAACGTCCGTAATAAATTGCTGAACGTGAGCATATTGTGGTTCATCGGTCATTTCTTTTCCTTGGCAATGGCGTTGATAGCGGCCAAAACGTCACAAATGTTTTCCGTTGATGTTCGTTTAGCGGCTTGCCCGTTTTCGCGCATGATGTGGCTGTAGATTTTTGCAGCTTCCTCGAACCCATAGGCATCGCTCGAATCCTTGCCGCCATCGGCTAGAAGGGCGCGTTTCTGGTCATCTATCATTTCTGTTCCTTTTTTGCGCGTTCGTTGGCGATGTCTCTGCAACTCGGATGGCCTAGGCAATAATCGACGCCGTTGCAAGTTACATGACTGCCGCCGCAAAGCCTTTCTTTTGGCCGGACATCGGATTCCTCAACCGGCTCCGCACCGCTCGAATCCTTGCCGCCATCGGCGCAGACCGACAGCGCTAGGTCAATCTGCGCCAGCAAAGATTCGGCGATATGCCCGTCTTCTCTGTCGTCTGTAAATGCAGAAACATAGTCCCGCGTTTCTTCCAACAGACGGGCCAGCTCCGCGCTATTTCCGTTGGTCATGTCTTCAATCCTCGTAGGTGCGTGATTTATGGGTCAGGCGTCTTCGTGCGCGTGGTAATCGATGCTGTAATCGAACGTGATTGAAAATCTCTTCGCCTCGGTCGATCCGGGCGAGCGGACTAGAACTGTGCGTTCGTGCGGGCCTTCGCCACCGTCGTCATCACAATCCGAGGCGTACTGCCTCGCGGCATCTTCTTGGTCGAGTTCGCGAATGATTTTCCAGTCGCTGTCGTCGCAATCATCTGCATCGCGTACTTCCCATTCAGGCGGGCACTTGTGATGCTTGCCGGCGAAATGCGTGCTCTTTCCACAAGTCGGGCAATAGCTCATTCTTCCCTCATATCGTTTATCGCTCGTAGGTGCGTGAGAGCGGCGGTCTTTGTGGGGTAGGTCATGTGCCGGTCGCTTTGGCGATTGCAGAGCGAGCTTTCTCGAAGATAGGCGCCTCGTGCTTTGCACTCATCTTTAGCCCGTAGTCGAGCAGGGTTTGAAGTGCATCGAGAAGATCAGGCGCGGATGCCATGAGACGGGCGTTTCCATGTGCGTCAGGTCCCATACACTCGGCCAAAATCCATCCGCCATTAACCCACCCGTGTTCGTGCTCGGATTCAACACGATCACCGTTTCTTTCCCAAGGTCCAGACGTAGGCTTCTCTCTCATCTCATATCCTTTCGATTAAAAATATCGCCTCAGACAAGACATACATCGCAGCGATTACAGCAAGCACGATGTCGCTTCCGGTCATTTCCCCCAAGCTGATTTGTACAGCTCGTCCTTTTGTGCTTTCAATTCGGCTGCTTCTTGGATTGCTTCCTTCAACGATAAGGACAATCCTTCGGCACATTCAAACGCCCCAATTGCTCGGTCAATGTCGGTCTCTTGAAGGCCGCGGCGAAGTGAATCGCAGGCAATCTGCGTGCGCGTTTGGATGATCGACATCAGGGTCTTGTATTCGCTATTGACGGTCGCATAACGGCCGCGTGCCAAGATCAGTTCTGGATCTACGTTATCGAGGTCCATTTAAGCCGCCACACTCTGTTTCAGCGCTTTCCGGCGCTTGGTGTACTCGGCTGCCAGTTCTGCCTTCTGCGCGTCTGTGGCATGCGCCGGAACATTCTTGCCAATGCGTTGGAGTGATTCCTCGTCATCCGCTTCACGCATGGCGATGCGAAAATCTTCCAACTCGCTCCCCGTCATGCCTTTATGTGCTGGCGCGGCTTTATGGACGACGCCTGATCCCGTGTTGCCGTCGTCGTCATCCTGGTACAGCCCGGTGATAGCGGCGAGGGCGTACCGGCGCGCGTAGGTCATGGCTGATCCGAAACCTTGAGCATCTTGTTTAGCCAAGGGCATCACAAGCGTATCCTCGATCCACTCCCCAGACGAGTGCATAAGCCTCGTTGTCAGGTGAAGCTTTGAATCATCCGACGGACTCGCCGACTGGATGAAGGCGATACCTGCATCGTTCAGAGCGGGCTTAACCGCATCCACGACAGCCGGCAAATCAGCGTACCGGTTCTTAAAGTGCGGGTTCGTTGCATCCTTCGATGCGAACGTGATTCCCTTCTGCGCTTCCAGCAGCGCTACTGCGATTTTCGCGATTGTTTCGCTCGTCTTCATCACTCTCTCCAGTCAGAAATTCTTCTAGTTCCTGCTCCCATGCTTGTTGCATGGCGTCGTCGTCGTCTTCCACGTAAGCACTCCTACGCGCTCAGGCGCAATGAACGGTGCGGCACTGTTCAGCACGCTGCTCCAAGCTATCCATCACTCCGCCTGCCATCAGGTAGAGCAGCGCGAGAAGCATGGTTGCGGCCCATATCTTCGCTAGTTGCCACATGTCAGCCGATCCCAACGAGAAGCGCACCGTAGAACACGAGGCCCATGATCGCGCCTACTGCAATGCCGACCGCCAAGTCACTAAGCGTTACGCATTTGTTCAATTCTTGCTCCGTAACAAGTCTCATCGCGCACCTCTAGCCTTTACCATTGCATCCGCATACTCATACGCCATCTCTGCGACGCCTTCAGGCGTGTTGTTGTTGTGATGGCTGCCTCTCGACTCGCAACCCGGATAGGCGAGCATCCCTTGCAGAGCCTTCG